GGTAGCCAACTGTGCTAAAAAAATGCCTTCTTCTTTGCTTGATTTGCGTAGGTTGCAGCTCCGGCAGAGCACCTGTAAGTTTTCGAGGTCATGTGTGCCCCCGGACTTACGCGAGATTATATGATCAATCTGTAAGTTGTCATCAGATCCACAGTATCGACAGGTTCTACCATCACGGGCGAACACGCGCTCTTTATGCGCTCTGTACTTCCTACTGTTTAGCTTGTCTAATGCCATCCCTTGTCCTTAAAGTGTTTCCATGCTTTACATGCAGACCCATCATACCTGTGATCTAGATAGCGATGGTGCAACTGTATCTGTTGCATAGGGTTCATGTCTTTAGCAATTGGATTCTTGATTTGTAACAATCCATAGACATAAGACTTAGTAGGACTAGATAGATTACCTACTGCCTTATGATTCCATGCTGATTCTTTACTGATCAGTAACTTAATGCATGTAGCCTCTGGCTTTGACATAGTGGCATTTATGTATTTTCTAGGATTGTATTTGAAGCTATCTACTTGCCCAGTATTAGCAGCATCCATTGGTGATAATAGAGTTATCCCAATAGCGATGGCTACCGAGCGAGCTATCCGCAAGCGGCTCGCTCTGTGCCCCTTATGGGCACTAGCCCTGAGAGTACCATTCATGTCAATCTCCTAACTATAAGTGCTGGTCAGACGGCGTGTCGCTTAGTCCTTGCCCCATCCTTTGCCCTTAAAGTGAATTGGATTAGCCGTAATTATCTTTGTCATTGGTTCATTACAATACTGACATAAGACTATTGGTCGATTGTGCCATCCATGATTGATCTCTTGATTGAGATTGCATCGTTTGCATTTGTAATCGTAGGCTGGCAAGTTAAGCACTTCCTTATCATGTATGACCCACATCCAGAGCAACGGTCTATGTCTGCCTCTGTGGGTTCTTTGTCTAAGTGACCGTATTTAAGTATGAGTAGTGGCAATAGATCCTCTAATCGGATGATCGCGGCATAGTCACGCGGATCCTCACCTTGCCCGTTTAGTCGCAATACGCCGAACCCTAACTCCCCAGTGATAGATGTTCGAGCTTTTAATTGCTTCATGTACGCCAATGGTTGAAAGCCAACCCTTGCTTTGACCTCGCAGTCAAATGGCACATTAACAATGTCTTTGCCACTACCCCTTCCCACACATGCGCCTTGCCACCAAGTCGATAGGTACTCAGCTACAACTCGCTCTGTGCGGAAACCTCTGTGTTTCCTGTGTTGACTAGCCATTATCCCATTCTATTCCAGTTTCATTTGTGTTAAACAAAACAAAAAGTGACAAGAAATTAGCTGCTGGCCTTTTAACTAAGTTTTGATCATAATAGGAAATTCTTCTTACTGGAATTACAAATTTAGGATAACCGTGTTTTTCGTACAAAGCCCTTCGTTTGATCCCAGCCACCACATCTAAAGGAAGCATCAGAAGGCTAGGTTTGCCATACTTATAAACCTGAGCTATTACTTGATCCTTTAGGCTAAAAGGTGGATTAGTAATCAAATAATCAAACTGGTAGTTATCCACTTCAAGGAAATTTTTCATTCCATGGACAACTGTGTGTCCATGTTCTTTTAATGTCTGAACAAACAAACTTCTGTCAGTGTCAAAAGGACAAATGATGACACTTCTAGGTTTAGGCTGGAGTAAAGCAATTGCTTTATCTACCGTTTTTTGATCTGTGTACCATTCGTCAGAGTATGTTGAACTAGCCATTTACTGCGTGACACTTTCTGCACTGCCATGCACCAACTACAGGCTTTTCTTCCCTGATCACAATGTTTGCAACAATGTCTCTAGCTTCTGTTGGCTCATTACATAGTTGACAATTGATAATTTCTATGAATGGAATGTCATCAAAGTTGACCCATCCACCTAATCCGTCTGCATTATGAATCTCAATGTATCCCATTATGCTCTCGCCTTTTGTGGTTCCCATGTGCCTGAACTTGAGAGCTGATACCAAAGTGTTGGACACTTAGGCTCTGATCCTTGCACACCAATGTGTCGGCAGAAGTAGCCACCCCAAGCCCGGCCATTCTTCACGCCATCCTTAAACTCACGATCGCCATGCTTGCAGCTCGGCACATCCTTTGCAGTACCTAGAATCTCTGCAACTGTATTTACAGCTGCATCAATGGTCACTGGTGCTGGCACTTCTTTAATCAATTCATCTTGCTCACCAAACGGTGTAGTCCAGTAGTCTTTCTCCACTTTAGGAGCTGGAGCCTTTACTACCTTTGTCATTTCTTCTCGGCTTGCACGCTTTCCCTTAGGAGCATAACCTGCATTTGCAAGTGCTCTGCCGATCGCCGAAGTTTCACAATTCTCCAATGCAGAAGTCTGATTGACACCTCTGCTAGTAACCGTTTCCTCTGCGAGGCCAGTGGCCCATGCAACTGTGTCTGTAGCATTTTTATACAGATACGCCTTAACAATGTATCGATTTGAGTCCACAACTTCCAACTCAGTTGAAATCCTAAAATCCTTGTGATCTGCAATAAATTTTTCAAGTCTCACCTCTACTGGTTCATAGTCCGAAAGATTAAACATAAAGTAGATTCTCCTCTGTTGCTAGTTGCCCGCCTAGCGCCCCGTATGAGCAAAGATCGATCCAGTTGTCAAGGTGCTGGGCGCTTTGATTGGTTCTTGCGAGCTTGACGAGAACCATGATCCCTGCAACCTGATAGTCATGTATTGGTGTTTGTAGGTATGCACTAAGCAGCATTGCGGTGTGTTGCAAGTTGTCCGCAGGATGACCGTATGAAAGGCCACGATCAGAGATTGTGTCTGTGGCGTTGAGTAGGATGTCACGAGCTATCATTCTTGCCAAAATTCTTGTCTATTGACAGCTCGACCTCTGTGATAACCCTCGCGCTTGCCTCGCTCGTAGCCTGATTCCCAGACATGTGCATAAATAATCCATAGTGCTAGTGGTATCAGAATCACCACTATGCCTACAACTTGATTGTCAGTCATCTTGCTCCTATCGCACCAGCGCCCTCGGCTGGTGACAGGCTTAGTGTTGCACAGCCCTGCGACTATTTGTGTTTAATTTGATAACGAAACGATAACGATTCTGCTTCATCAACTGCATCGTCTATGGATCGCCTGACAGGAAAGATGTCTCGAATTAGATCATCCATAGAGTTTGCCATACACAGTAAATGAGCCATCCTTGTTAATGGGCACTAACATAGGACTTACTCTGTTCCCATGTGTCTCAATAATAGCCACGCTCATTTGCCAGTTAGCGGCCCCTGCTTTGAGATAGCCGGCCTTTTCTTTTTGCATGACATTTCCTGCTTCTACGCCCCACAAAGTCCTGTATCGGCTTCCTATGCCCTCTGTAAAGGCACTGATGCCTGCTCTATGGGTGTGTCCACAAACTACTGATTTACCAAACTTCTTGGCTAAGCCTAAAGCTGTAAGTCCAGCGTTAGAATTCATTGATCCTTCATCGCCATGAACTAAGACCCATCCGTTGTGGAACTCAAATGGTTTCTTATGAAAGCGTATCCCCAACTCTGAGAAACCCATAAAACGGGGGTAGTCAAGCTCTGGTAATCCAATGAGGCTAGGAGCTCCTCTAACGAGAGTGTGGTATAAACGATCCGTATGGTTTGATCTTGTAATATCGCTGGTGCGCAAATCCCATAGGATGTTTTGAGCCAGAGTTCGATCGGCATCTAATTGCCCTTCGTACTCTAGATGGGTGGACTTTGCCCATTTACTTTGACTTTGCATATCGAGCTCATCACCCGTATTTAGTACTAAATCAAACTTCTCTTTATTAACTAATTTGATTAGATTCTTAACTGCCTTCTCATGGTGAAATGGGATCTGTAGATCCGAGATCACTAGATAGCGTTTTTTAGTCATCATCCTCATCTTCATAATCGCCGAACCTTTCTGGATCGACTGGAGATGGCAAGATCCACGCAGGATAAGCTGTAGGCTCAATGATAATTGCTAACGCTAAATCAACATCCATGCCTGCTCTGCGCAATGCTCGATACATCTCTTGCAGGCTAATAGCCCAAGCATCAAGAGCTGTGTAAGTGTCTAGGTCTATAACCTTTTTTCTTGCCATGAGATAATTGTCACTTCTCTAGTATGCGTAAGATGGTTTCGACACGCGCTTCCAGTAAGTTAATCTGGTCGCGCATTGATGATCCGCTATTTGGCTTTAATTCTTGAAGGTAATGCTTTACTAACCATCGCACCGAGCCAATAAACGAACCAATAACGGTCGTGGCAGCAACAGCAAGAACCGCCATGTCCTGCGCAGTCATTATCGTTTAGGTGTGGCATAACCGAACACGCCTGATAGTACTGACCACAAGATTGCTCTGTAGTCTAAATCGAAATTGGTTGCTGACCAAGCTGCTAGAAATGCTCCTGCTGCAAGGATTGCTGGATTCTTTAGGTTCATAGTTTTCCGCCTAACATAGGTATTTGATAAAATTCACCCAGTAAATCAGCTTCTTTCTTAAAGCTGAAATGCACATGGTGATTGTGTTTGTTAGCCCCTGTGTACTTGCGCCACTTCCACCTAAGAATAGGGGAGCAGATTGACCCGTTAAAAATAATGTAAGACACACGCTTCTCGGATCCTTTTTTACAGGCAAGACGAATTTGATCAACAAGGTCGGGCATAAGGTCGGGCTTGGCTTTGCCGGATAAGTCACGATCGATGTCGATGGCGCGTACCCAGCCTTTGACATCTGGATTATGATCAGACTTACGAGCACCATGTCTGGTATCACCGATCCAACCATCCGATGTGCGGTCACGATCTGGGTAGGAATCATCGAACTGCTCACGGAGTTGAACTGCAGCTTTAGAGAGTTTGGGTGTCATCTATTGGCACAATCCATCTATAAGTTTCTTCATCAAAACCTGTAGCACCTTCTGGCTTAGGTGGTATAAAAACATCTTTTACAGGATCGTAGGTGAAGCCAATCCCTGCATAGTTTTTACGGATCTTTCCATTGTAGGAAGTCCGCTTGCAAACTTGGCCACGAAAGTTTCCATACCATGTTTCTGTGTCTAATCCTTCGATTAGTTCTGTTTCATCAATGCCTGTGATTACCTCAGTAACAATATTATCTTCATTTAAAAAAGCGTAGTGTGCCATTATGCCCAACTCACATTTCCAGTACCGGCTGTAATTGTAGATACTTTGAATCCACCTGCTGGCGCAGCTGTTGATCCTGTTAATCCTGCACCGATTGTAATTGTGTAAGTGTCTGGATATTTTAAGACGACAAGTCCTGAACCGCCTGTACCGCCAACCGATCCACCACCACCACCACCTGAACCAGTGTTCACTGTTCCGTTGCCACCAGTGCCACCAACGCTACCGTTACCGCCGCCGCCTGATCCACCTGATCCTGCGCTTGATGCACCATAAGCACCACCGCCGCCTGCGCGAGTAACTGAACTTCCTGTAATGGAATTAGCTACACCATTACCACCATTACCACCATTACCACTTGATGAGCTAGTACCTACGACACCTGCTCCACCGCCGCCGCCTGTTGCGTTACCGCCACTAGTAGAACCTGCACCACCTGCAAAACCTTGATTGGCAGTTCCACTTCCACCAGCAACGCCATAACCACCGCCGCCGCCTGATCCACCTGATCCTGCACCACCTGTTGCAGCACCTTGTCCACCACCAACAGATGTGATAGTTGCAAACACTGAGTTGCTTCCTGCGATGCCTTGAAATGAACCACCAGCACCAACAGTGACTGTGTAGTTAGTACTCAAAAGAAACTTGAATGGTGACTCTAAAGAACCGCCGCCGCCTGTTGCAGTTACAGTTGAACGAAATCCACCTGCTCCACCACCGCCAAGCCAACCAGCACCGCCGCCTGCTATGACAAGGTAGTCAGCTGGAAAACCGCTAACCCCTACATCCATGATGCCTACTGATACACCAAACATTATGCAACGCCACCGATAACATACCAAGTGTCTGTTCCAGTTTTAATGCATGACGCTGCTTTGTATTGTGCAAGGGTAGGTGCTGCTGGAGTCGCACCAGCTGAAAGAACTGTAGTAGTGCCAGAAGTCACTGCGTTGATTGTGCAGATACCTACACCGATATTGATGATATTTAACACTGTGCCAATAGGAAAGGCTGTAGTGGCGTTTGTAGGCAATCTGAAGGTGCTTGCAGAAGCGTTGGACTGCGTAACTAATCTGCTGTATTGGTCATTAGTTGTAGCTGTGTAAGTTGTGCCAGTCTGTGCGTTGAGTGTGTAAGCAGGCAAAAAATTCATGTCTGCTGCGGTAAGGACATCACCGCTAACGAATGGATAAGTCATTTATTCTCCTAGTATGCCAATACGGATGTGTCAAGGATACCGTATAATGTCGAATCCAAGATGAAGCCATCTAGGATGTTTTCTTGTGTTGTGAGGGTTGTGCGCCATGTATTAGGCGTAATGCTGTGGGCTATGCCTTGACATTGGAGAGTCTTGACAATGGTAGTACCTGCCACATTTACATTTGTAATCTGCATTGGATCGAAGTAATCCAAGCCTAGAGCTGCTGCTACGCCTGCCCCATAGCCTAGAGTTACGAGGTCAAGGGTAATCGTTTCGATTCTAAGTGTCGTGTCTTTGCGAGAGGCTACAAAGTTAGAGGCTAGGTTTAGAGCTTCTGCATCTGTCTGCATAAGCATGTCATTGGCTGTAATGCTGTGGAGAAAAAACTTATCTATCGAGTCTTGATTAGAAGCAGTCTGTGGCGATCCACCTGTTCTAGTGACAGTTGCAGAGTTCACAATAGTCTTGTCATCTAGGGCAAAGGTAATCCCAGCATAAGGGATGTCTGTAGATCCAGTGGCATTAGAAAAGACTGTAGGTGTTGCTGTACCTGAGGTATAAACAAAGTCACGATCTTTGAATACTGCGTTGCCAGCCTTGTCAAAGTAAAAGGCTCCCTGCTCTGTAAAGGTAACAGTTTCAATGGCGGCTAAGGCAGAGCGTGTCGTTGCTGGATCTGCTTGACATAAGGTGTTGCCAGTCATAATTGACCTAGCACTTGTTGGCCAGCCAATAGTGTCTAAAATCTTATCTACGCGTGTGCCAGTGTCTTGACCTGCTGCTGAACCTGTGACGGTCGTTACATTTGAGTTGAAGATCAATCTAAAAGCATCTGTACAGATTAGATCGACATAGCCTAATTCGTTTTGATCTTTAGGGTAGGTGTAAAGGTATTCCTGAATGTAACCCTTGAAGATAGGATAGACAGTGCCTGAGTAATTGGCTTCAATAATGATTGAGCGTAAAGGTACAAGATTAGGGTAATAAGGGCTTGAAGTGTTTTGTGGATTCCAGTCACCATTTTGATCAAGGATACGCACTGTGGCTGTACCTGCAAGATACTTATCCTGAAACAGGTTGCGCTCTTTGCGTGTATCTATCTTGGAGACTTGATTAGATACATCGATAATAATTTGGCCGGGCTCACCTAGTACTGCAAAGTCAAGCTGCGAAGTATCTAGGATAAATGGAGTGGCAAAGGATGCTCCACCTGTAAGGTTGATCTTTACAATAGGGGTTGCTGGTAATGCCATTAGTACACCGTACTGTAGTTAACTGGAGTCCCTGAAGCCTGTTGTGAGTAAAGCCCCTGAGTAATGGCAGCAACTAGATCGCGCTCTGTTGTGACTGATCCTTGAACAGTCAGATTGACTATTGTGCCACCGTTGCCAGTCATCGAGGCTGGAGTATAGGTTCCACCAATTGATGCCAATAATCCTTGTTGCTGCTGTTTAAGATTTTCTGCTGTTAAACGCAAAGCAGTCAGAGGATCAGTATTAGGATCAGTTCTTTCTAACAGATTCTGTTGCTTTGACTTTAATTCTCCGCCAAATGCTAACACTCCAGCAAGTTGCTGTTCTTGAGTCATGGCCAGTGGCTTGATGTTGGATAACTTAGATAGTTCAATAGCCATTTGTCTTAAAGTATCAAGCCACATTGTAAATGGATTCTGGATGTCGTTAAGGCCGATCATGTCAGTTCGAAGTGATGCTAACTTCTGAGCATTGGCCACCATGCTATTAGCGAGGCGAGCAGCAGCAGTTATGTTGCCTTCATTGATCGCTGCTTCTAAATCGTAGATGTCTTTCTTTAGGGCTAAGCGAGCCTTTTCTTCTTCTGTCAACTTGCCTTGAGCAGCAGCAGCTAACTGGATGCCTTCTTCGTCAAAAACCTTTTTGCCTTGCGCTAGAAGTAAAGAAGCCTTGTCTAAGACTTCTTGCTTCTTCTTATCTGCTGCAATCTGCTTCTGTGTGGCTGATAACTTCTTGGCATTAGATAATTGAGTTGCACTTAGTTTAGTAATCTTTGTTTCAGTAGATAACTGCTGGAGTCTAGCCTTATGCTCATTAGGGTTAAATTCAGTTCTTACTTTACCTGCTTCACGCAACATCTCAATGTAAGATCCAAGAATAGGAATCATGCCTACATTGAAATCACCTAAGATAGGGATGTCATTTAACTTGCTTGCTAGGGTTCCTACGCCACGAATAACATCGGCTATGTATCCTGCTGTAGCCTTCATGTTATTGGCTAGATCGGCAGCAGATGTATTCTCACCTAGATTAGTAAGTGCATCAATAAGGCCAGTGCCGATAATTTCAGAGGCATTAGCTGCACCTACTGAGAGAATGGCTAACTGACCAGAGAATGTTGAAGCAGCGGCGCTTGCTGAGCCAGCAAAAGTATCTGCTAACTGTGTTGTGATTTCTTCAAAAGATTTAGTCTTAAGATCAGCCTTGCTAAGTCCTACGCCTAAGCGAGTAAGTGCTGTGTTATTGCCTAGATAGGCACGACTTAAGGCTGTAGTTACTGATCCAACATCCTTGCCAGTTGAGGCCGAAATGTCTAGTGCAAGGTTTAGAAGTCTCTGGCTTTCAGCAGAGTTCCCTGTTGCTATTGCTAATCTCTGGTAGGCAGGACGGAGTAGATCGTCAAGGATACCGAACTCAGTTTCAAGCCTAGAAATGTACTGCTCAGTGCTAGCAGCATCGCGCTCTAGTCCAACATTCTTTAATGCAAGGGCTAACTGTTGCTGAGCCTTCTGGTCATCGGCAGCAGCTCTAACTGACTTCTTTGCATAGTTCAAAACAGCGGCAGTACCAAAGGCTAGACCAAAAGTGCTGGCAAGATTCTTTACACCTCTATTTAGTTTGTCGGTTGCAGTTTCAGCTTGCTTAAAGGCTTTTTTGCCGGTGAATTCGGTTGCTATGTCAATTTTTACATCGGCCATGATTAACCCTTCACCTTGGCTGTTGCATTAAGTTTTGCAGCAGATGATTCAATTGCTTTAATAACTGCTGCGTTAGCCTTGCCGCCATCTTCTTTCCATGCTCTAAAGATTGCTCGACCTCTCATCTTACGAGTAGCACGACCTGCTTGGCCTTGCTCACGCTGGTAAGCATCTACAATTCTACCCGTGTTATTTAATGCATCTATAAATTGTTGACCAGCATAAGGGTTATTGCTTTTTGATTGATCTTTAGTTCCTGATCTAATTGTCTTGCCAAAGTTTGCATTGGTTTTTAATAAAACTTCATAAGCAGGTGCTTGCGCTCTACCTTGAGGATTCTTTCGACCAGCAGTCTCATACAAAGATCCAGCAGCAGAAGCATTAACAATGCGAGCTAAAGAACGAAAGCCTGATCTATTTGGCTTTGATGGTGTTGTCTTGTAACCAATGCCACGCTTAGCCTCAGATGTTGACCATTGCAATCTTTCCCATGAACCTTTGCTAGGCATACCCCAGCCAGATAGCGGAGCATTTGAAGGAATAAATCCTCTAGCTTTAGCAGTAATTGGCTTAAGTGCTCCAGCAATTTCTTTTTGTGTTTCTTTAGCCAAGTCTGGAGCAAACTGTCTCAAAGCCTTGCGAAGATTAACGGCGCCTTTTAGTTGTGCTGGCATCTCTAATCTCCTTTGCTTCGTCAGTTAAGCCTTGAAGTAAAGCATCTAGCATTACTTTGTCTAACTCTAATAAATGTTGTGGCGCGATCCCTAACCTTATGCTTAGCCTAGCAATAAGGTAGGTGAGTGGTAGATCGCGCTTTAAGCTAAAGGGTCGGAATCAAGCACCTCAACACTTTTTAGTGTTTCAATGAAGTCCATCCCAAATGGCTTAACAGTCTCACCTGACCTGCGTGTGACTTCCCATGCCAACCAATAAACATCGCTTTGCTTTTCCTCATCTCGGAAAGCCTTGTGGAAACCCTTTTTAGCGT